TGGCTCGATGGTGACTGGAGCGTCACGCTGGGGGCGTTTTTCGATTGCTGGGAGCACAAAAAACACGTCGTCGAGCCGTTCGAGGTGCCAAAACAGTGGATGCGCTTCCGCGCCATGGATTGGGGCTCCGCCGTGCCGTTCTGCGTGCAATGGTTCGCCGTCGTGCAGGATAATTTCGAGGTTTGCCAATCGGATGGCGAAAAACGCATTTTACCTCGGGGATGTCTCGTGTGCTATCGCGAATGGTACGGCATGCAGCCCGGCCAGCCGAACGTCGGAGTGAAATTCACCGCCCACGCGGTCGGGTTGGGCATCGCCGCACGTGAAAAGAATGAGGAGATTGCCTACGGCGTGCTCGATCCGAGCGCATTCACACAAGATGGCGGCCCCTCGATCGCCGAGCGTATGCTCACCGCCAACAGCAACAATGGCAACGGCCATATCGGCGATGTAACGTCGACCCGCGTCGTCACGTTCCGCCGCGCGGATAATGCCCGCGTTGCCGGCTCGGGCGCGATCGGTGGTTGGGATCAGATGCGCGCGCGTCTCATCGGCGATGATGACGGCCGGCCGATGCTCGTGTTCTTTTCGACTTGTACCGAGAGCATCCGCACTATCCCGGTGTTGCAGCACGATCCCGATCGCCATGAAGACGTGATGACTGATAGTGAAGATCACGCATCCGATTGCTGCCGATACGCCTGCATGAGCCGGCCCTACGTTCCCACACTCGAAAAAGAACCACAGAACAAAACCGTCGGCTACGTCCCGCTCTATGGCGATGACGTCGTGCCCGGCGATTGGTTGGCCTACTAAAATGCCCCAGACCCAGACCATCACCACCACCATCGCCGCCGGCCAACCGCTCTCCGATGCCATCGATTGCACGTTGGGCAACGCCGCCGTCGCCATCACCTTTCCCGCTGACTGGACATCGAGCGGCGGGATTACGTTTCAAATGTCGGTCGATAACGTCGATTATTTCGATGTCTACAAATCGGATGGCAAGGATTTGATCATGGCGGTCAAGCCCGGCGGGTGCATCATCGTTGATCCCGTCGTGGCGCGCGCTATGCGCTACGTCAAAATCCGTTCGGGCACACCGCAAAAGCCGATCAGTCAGCCGGCCGATCGCACGTTCCAGATTGTGCTCGCTCCATAGGAGAGCATCATGCCCCCAGTTAGTGAGGCTCAGCGCAAGGCCATGTACGCAGCCGAGGCTGGCAAATCGACCCTCGGCATCCCGCAGAAAGTCGGTGCGGAGTTTGTCGCCGCCGACCAGCCCGGCAAATTGCCGGCGCGCGCGCCTAAGAAAAAGCAGGGCCTGCGCATCGGCAACAAACGCTATTCCACCACCGATAGCCTCGGCAACGATTGATGCCTGCGCTCGGCGAACTCAATCCGTTCCTGGGAACACTCCGCGGCTCGCGTAACCTCGGCTATGCCAGCGCTGACGAACCACCAGCCCCCTCCACCATCGCCGAGGTCGCCGACACCGCCGAAACCAGCCCTTGGGAGGCCCAGGCGGCGCGCGTGCGCCGGCGAGCCCCGGTCAGACAACCTGACCCATTATCGCTTGCGCTCTCGCAGGAGCCGCTCACCTCGGGCCGCTGGAATTTGCCCGGGTTCAACGAGGCGCGCCAGCAGGCCCAAAACGTCTATCTCGGCGAGGACTACAACCCGAGCTCGCTCCTGCAGATGGCGATCGGCACCGTCGGCGCGCCCCTGGTGGGCCCAGCCGAGGCCACCGCGGCAACGCTAGGCGCCGGTGCCATGCGGCGCGCGCCCGCAATCCGCACGCAGCCTGAGAGCCTGTTTGATTTGTCGCCGCAGCGGCTGCGCCAGGTGCCCGATGTCCCGCAGTTCAATCTGCAGCGCTACGAACCGCCGCGCGGCGTGCCGGAAAATATCGCCGAACTCGCCGAACGCTCCAACCTGGCGCGCGTCAATCGCGTGGTGAAGCGAGGTGCGGAACAGGGCGGCTTGGAATGGTACAATACCGAGCCGCTGCGCGAGGCTTTCGTCGGCGAGCTCGGCGCGGAAAAGGGAATGCCGGCCTATCAGCGCTATCTCGACCTTGTGGCGGCGACATCGCCGCGCTCAAAGGTGCCCGAGAACGTCCGCAACGCTTCTTATTGGTACTCCCAGACCCAGCAAGGCCTGCCGGTGCCGCAGCCGATCGGCAAAGGCGGCGCTCTAAGCGTCTCCGAACCCTTGCCGCCACCTTACGGTCATATCGCACAAGGCCTGCACGCGCAGAACGTCAAGAACGTCGTCGAGGCGGGGGGATGGCCGGTCCTGCAGAACCCCAAGCCGGCATCGTTCGCACAAAATCTGCAAGGCAACTGGACGCCGGTGACGATCGACACCCACAACGCGCGCCTGCTTGGCCTGGAGGCCGATCAGCCGCCCAAGACCGGCTACGGTTTTCTTGAACGAGCGCAACAGGCCGAGGCCGCAAAACTCGGGATGACGCCGGCGCAGTATCAGGCCTCGGCCTGGATCGGCGGCGGCGAACAGACCGGCTTGAAATCCGGCGCCGAGCCCTTCGTCGCCACGGTCGAGGACCGCATTGGGCGAACCGCGGCCAAGACCGGCCTATCGAAAGCGGAAGTATTGCGCCGGTTCATTCGCGGCCAAATGCCCCTGATCGGGCTCGGCGGCGCGGCCGCGCTCGAGGCTAATCGCCAGGATTAGTGTCCTCAAGCCGATAGCGCGGCGGCAAGGGGCGCAGCCACACAATCTTGTCGTCAGCGATAGCGGCAGACTTACGCGGCGCATCCGCTGCTACCGCCATATCCGCTGGTTGCTTCTTCTCTGTAACCATACGTTACATATAGTGAGGATGTTAGTGGCAGTCAATCTCACTTCCAACAATACCGGCTATCTCCCCGGCGGTGCGCAGCCCGGTATTGCCGCCATCATCGATGATCCGCAGGCGGAAAACGCTGCCTATTGGCCGTTGTCCAAATGCGTGCGCGCGTTCACGACATATCTCAACAGCAAAAGCTTGGAAATCAAGGAACAGCAAATCGCGCGGCGCTATCGTCACGGCGCCCAGTGGACGTCGGATCAGGTCAAAAAACTCAACTTAAGAAAACAGCCGATCGTCACCTACAACCGGATCGGCAGGAAAATCGATGGCATCGTCGGCCTGGTCGAAAAACTCCGCCAAGACCCCAAGGCCTATCCGCGCACGCCGCAACACCAGGAGGGCGCCGACCTGGCCACCGCCGTGCTGCGCTACATCATGGACCGCAATCACTGGGAGCAAAAGACGCCGCTGGTGGCCGAGCTCGCGGCGATCGACGGCCTCGCCGGCATCGAATTGGGATTGAAACAAGTCCCGATGATCCCGTCGCAGATGGGCGGTCCGCCGCTAGCGCTGCAACTGCAGCAACCCGACTACGATGTCACCCTCGACGTCGTGGACAATGAAGGTTTCTTTTATGACCCCCGGAGTATGAAACATGATTTCTCCGACGCGCGCTGGCTGGGCATGGGAAAATGGCTGGACGAAGAATTGCTCAAGCAACTCATCCCACAGATCGCTCAGTCGGCGGGCTATTTCGATCGCGGCCTCGAACTCACCACCAGTTCCGACCGCGACAGTCGCTGGTTCATGGACACTGGCGAGTTCAAGCAGGTGCGGTTGGTCGATATCTGGTACAAGCACCGCGGCGGCTGGTGCTGGGCGCTATTCACCGGCGCCAGAAAAGTAATGGAAGGCCAATCGCCATTCGTGGACGAATATAATCAGCAGATGCCGAAGTACCTCATGTTCTCGGCGGCGATCGACCATGACGGTGATCGCTACGGCTTCCCGCGTAATCTGCAATCGGCCCAGGACGAAATCAACCAGCGGCGTTCGAAGGCACTGCACGAGCTCTCTAACCGGCGTATCCGCGCAACCAAGGCTGCGATCGCCGACAACAATGTCGAGGCACTGCGCCGCGAAGCTGCGCGCGCCGACGGCATCATTCTTTCGAATACCTCATTGGACGAGATTGCATTTGACGATCAGGCCAAGCAGGCCGCGGTCATGGGTCACTTGGAATTTTTGCGCGAAGCGAAAAATGAAATCGAGAATTTTGGTCCCAACCCGGCCCTAATTGGTCAGGCCGGCGGCGGTCTTGCCGGCTCGTCTGGGCGCGCGATCGCGCTGATGCAGCAGGCCGGTGTCGCCGAGCTCGGACCCTACATGCTCAATCTCCGCGCATGGAAGTTGCGTGTTTATCGCGCCTTGTTCAATGCCGTGCAGAAATATTGGACGAATGAGCGCTGGATACGCGTCACTGACAACCAAGGCCTGCAGCAGTTCATCCAAGTCAATGCCTTGCAAGTCAACGGGTTCGGTCAAGTCCAAATGACCAATGCGATCGGCCAGCTGGACGTTGATATTATTCTGGACGAGGGCCCCGACACCGTCACGCTGATGCAGGACACCTACGACGCGATCTCCAATGCACTGCCGAGCGTGGCCAAAATCTTGGCGCCGCAACAGGCACAGGCTGTCATGGATGTGCTGGTGGAAACAAGCCCGCTGCCCGCCGATGTCAAGCGGCGCTTCCGCGAAGCCGGACAGCAGCAGCAACCGCAAGGACCACCGCCCGAAGTGCAGGCCAAGATGGCGGAAATGCAGATGGAGCAGCAAAACCGCCAACAGCAGATGCAACTCGATCAACAGCAGTCACAGCAGCGCCTGGCGATTGACGCCGCCAAGATGCAGCAAGAGGGTCAACTCAAGCGCGAGGGTGCCGCCGCCGATATTGCCATGCAACGCGAGGCCTTAAATCTCAAACGCGAGCAGGCCTACATGGATATGAACCTGGAGCGCGAAAAGGCCAACAACCAAATGGCGATCGAGCAGCACAAGGCCGTGCATCAAGCCAATCTGCAACAGCAAAAGCTACAGGCCGATGCCATGAATGGGAGCGCCAATGATAACGGCGCCGACAATGAACTCGACGCCCGCGTGCTGCATTATCGCAATGGTCTGGTGCTCGATCGGCATGAGCAGCGAAATGCCGCCGATGCGCAAAAAGCATCGCAGTTGGATCAGGCGCTCGCGAACTTGGTGCATACCATCGGCCAATCGCATGCACAGATGATGGCAGCAATGAACCGGCCGCGGCGCATCGATGTACAGCGCCATCCGCAAACCGGAAGGGTGATCAGTGCGACATCGGTGAGGGAGGGATAAGTGGCAACCTATACGAAATATCAAGATTTTAGCGAGCAATTACACAGGGCAAAGCATGATTTCGGCTCGCATGTTTACAAGGTCGCGTTGACCAACACCGCACCTAACGTGGCTACACATGTGAGCCTTAGCGACATCACCGAGATTTCCGCCGGTAACGGATATAGCGCAGGTGGTACTGCCACGACCATCGGCATATCCGAAACCGGCGGAACCACGACCGTGACGGCGACCGACGTCACGTTTACCGCCTCCGGCGGCAGCATCGCTAATTTTCGCTACGCAGTCTTGTATAACGACACTGCGACCTCGCCGGCGGACGCACTGGTCGCATACTGGGACAGCGGTGCCACGCAAACGATCACCACGGGGAATTCCTTCGTCGTGGATTTTGGCGCCAGCCTTTTTACTCACTCATGAGCCAGCGCGAGGGCTATCTCTATCTCGATCATCGGGCCTCGCCCGGCCTGCCGGAGGATATGGCGCGCCGCATGGGCGCACTGCCCGGCTCGCGCCTGACCGAGCTCGCAACGCTGACTTGCTGCCATTGCAAAACCGTCGTGGTGAAAAATCCCTACCGGCAGCGCGAGCGCGCGAGTTGCCCGAAATGCAGCTTCAAATATCTCTGCGATATCTGCGCGGCAAAAACTCGCGAACCAGATTACGTCCATATGCCCTTGGAGGCAGTGATCCAGAGGGAGAGAGGAGGCTAGAATGTCAAAGAGGATATTTCATGCGACGAACTACACGCCGACCGCCCAAGCCGATACGACGGCGTTGACCAATGCCACGTATCAGGCACTCAAAGCGGGCAATAGCACATTGCTGCAGGTGATCGAGATATGGATCAGCGGCCTTGCCAGCGTCACCAGTCCTACGCTCATGCAGTGGGCGCGCGCGAGTACGCTTGAAACCACACCGACCGCGCTCGCATCGCCGAACAGTGATGGCTTTATGAACCCATTGTCGTCGGCGCTCTCGACCACAAGCACGGCGTTTGTCGCAGCCTCCACCGGGCCGCAGAGGTCCGCAACGACGACCGATCCGAAACTTGATTTAAATATCAATGCCTGGGGCGGGATCGCGCGCTGGCAATCCTCGCCTACCGAGGAGTGGTGGATACACGGTGCGAGCACCACAGCTGCGCCTGCTGGTGAAAGCATTCTCAGTGCATTTACCGGCGGTACGGTCGGCAACGTGTCGTCACATATCGTCTATGAGCCCATGTGATGCCGCTCGGGGGCAGCGTTGCAGGCTATCGTTCTGCGGCTGCGTATTCAGGACCGGGAGACGCCGTTTCGGGTGCGCAAGGTTTCTGGGGCGCGCGGTCATATACCCTTGCTGCGGTTGGCGGCACGGTCATCCGGCTTCGTCGAGATAGTGATAACGCTGAGCAAGATTTCGTTACGATCACGGGCGGCGGCCTCGATGTGGCAAGCATCACGACATTCAAGGGCGCCGCAAATCTTTTCACGGTCACCTTATACGATCAGGTCGGAACGAACCACGCAACGCAAGCGACCGCGGCCACTCAGCCGCCATTTACGGTATCAAGTCCATTCAACAGCCTTCCAGCCCTTGGAGATTTTGGATCGACTACTTGGGTGACAACTGGCAGCGTGACTAACGGGCATCCCGTTACAGTCCTTGGCGCGGTTCGTATTGGAACGGGGGCGGCGGGAACTAGCGCGTGGGTAAACGTAGCCAGCGGGGGATTTGAGCTACGAGTAAACGGAAGCAAGCAAGAAACTTTATGTGCGAATAACGCCAACTTGGTCATTGGAACCCAAACTATTAGCAACAACACAAGCTTTGTAGCCTGTGCAAGCTATGACGGCAACAATGCTGCTCAATATTATAACGGTGCATCAGATAACACCGGCACTAACGCTATCGGCATCACGGCTCGAACAATGGGAATAGGCGGTAATTCTGCTGAAAACTGGAACGGATATATCGGAGAAGTCATCAGCTACGGCTCGATCCTTAATTCCACGCAAGTGGCCTCTCTTTCATCTAATGCACGAACCTTCTGGGGCTTCTAATGCCACCACCGCTCACACAGACAATGTATCTTCGTTATAATACAAAGCAGGATGCCAAATCGGCGTCCGCGAATTATTGGGATCGCCTTGGGCATCCGACTGATCCCGGCAACGTGACGCAATTTTCCTTTGCCAGTGTCGGATGTCAGGATGGAGGATGGGATTATCTCATCCTCGTTGAGCCGTTATACAGCCAGCTATGGCCGAAGCTTACGGCGCAGGAGCAGAATTTTTTAGACGCCAACATCGTGCCCGCCAGTAATGTACAGGTGCAGTCTTGTCTCAATTCGCTGCCAAAACCGTTTCCGTAGGGGTAAACAATGTCCCGACAATACTTCGGCGATGTCATCACTGAACCGCTCGGCACCGTTTTCACCACGATCACGGCGACGACCGAAACCGTGCTGATCCCGACGATCGTGACGCCGATCCCCGCCGGCACCATGCGCGCTGGCCAGGTCTATGAATTGACGGTCGGTGGTACTTGCACGACCGGTACGGCCGGAACACTCACGATAACGCCGCGGTTCGGCACCACCATCAGCGGGACATCGCTCGGTGCTTCAGGCGCACAAAATTATGTGCCCAGCATTACGACGGCGCCGTTTCTGCTCCGATGTTTTCTCGTTTGTGTTGCAACTGGACAGGCCGGCGCAAACTCAAGTGTGCGCTGCCACGGCAATTGGTCGTCGGCCGGTGCGGTTGCGACTGCGGCGAGCGAAACGGCGGTGACATTTGGCACCGTAGGCGCCGCCATATCGGTCGATATCTCGGTCGCATCAGCACTATGGATCGGTGTTACCTTTTCCGTCGCACCGAGCGTGATCCCCGAATGGCACGTATGGAGGTCGCTCAACTGAGTTGTTGAGGTGGTCCTATGGCCGCATTTCGCAGACCGTTAGGACAACCGTTTTGGACTACGCATCAGCAATATCTTGATGCACTACCGTCGACCGGCAGCACGCCGGATACGCTGGTCCCGCAGTATGACTATCCGTTACCGCCGCGGCCGTATGTTCTAACTCTAACTCAAACCAACTACAGCCTACCGCCCTTCTACGGCGTTGTTTCCGCACCGCCGATCGCGCAACTGAATTGGCCGCTGCCCGCGAGGATGGCATGGCGGCCCGACACGTTCATCTATCCGAACCTGGTCATATTGCAGACGCCGACGGCCACACCCAATGTGATGGGGCCGCAATACGACTATCCGCTGCCGCCGCCGGCCCGTCGTTCAGTCGCACTGCAGACCTGGATCAATCCGCCGATCCAGCAAGTCATCACGCCGCCGATCGCGCAGTACGACTGGCCGTTACCGCAGCGGCCGGCCTGGCCGGTAACGCTGCGCGTGTTGGTCACGCAGCCGTTGCGGCCGGTGATCGCCAGCGTCGTCGCCGATCCGGGTACCTATTCCACAATCGGCACGGCGGCGACCTTCACCACGATCATGCCGGCGGGCGTCGGCAGTTACCAAACGCTCGGCACCGACGCGGCCTTCCGCACAGTAACCGCTGCGGCAAGCACCACGTACGCGACCACGGGCACGGTAGCGACCTTCACGACGATCATGCCGGCCTCGGCCGGCAGCTACTCGACCACCGGCACCGCGGCCAATCTCTTCACCGCCACGGTGATGTCCGCGGCGAGTGGCACTTACCTGACCACCGGCAGCGCTGCCGTCCTTACGCCCTCGATCTTAGGAGCAGCAGGAAGCTACAGCACCACCGGCGCCGCGGTCACCTTTACGACCATCATGCCCGCGTCGGCTGGCAGCTACGCCACGACTGGCACCGACGTTGCCTTCGCGATCATCACCCGGATGACCGCGGCCGCGGGCTCATACAGCACGACCGGTACGGCGGCTGTATTCCAGGTCATCATGCCGGCCTCGGCCGGCAGCTATCTAACGGTTGGCTCGGACGCCAATCTGCGGGTTGTTACCGCCGGCACGCTGGTTGCCAGCGACGGCATCTACCTCACCAGCGGGACAGATGTCACCTTCACCATCAGGCTGGCCGCCGGTGCCGGGGCCTATCTGACGACGGGAACCGATGCCGGCTTCCAGATCATAACGGGACCGCCACCGGTCGAGCCGCCGGTGGTCGGAGGACCTGCCGGCTACCGAGCCGGGCGGCCGCTCTATAAACGCACCAAGCTTAGAAAGAAGCGCAAGCGCGA